TAAAGTTGATATACGCTGGGGTGGTGACTGGGATTCAGATGGTGAAATTAAAGATAACAATTTTGATGACTTAGTTCATGTGGAGATAAAAGAATGACTATAGTAGTTCCTAAAGTAACATACAAACATGGTACAACATCATGTAAGTATATAGTATTTTATTATGGCTAGAGCAACAAATAAAACAAGAGCACAGAAGAATAAGCAACTGTGGGATCGGGCTAATACATCTTATAGGTCTAAATGGCAGTCTGCTTCTCAGAAAGGATATGACTTCTATCTTGATGAGCAGCTTACTAAAAATGAATTAGAGGCATTACAAGAATCAGGTATGCCAACATTCACGATAAACAGGGTAACTCCTATTATCGAGATAATGAAGTACTTTGTAACTGCTAATAACCCAAGATGGAAAGCAGTAGGTGTTACAGGAGATGATACAGATATAGCTCAGGTACATTCTGATATTGCTGATTACTGTTGGTATCTGTCAAATGGTAAGTCAATATATAGTCAAGTAGTACTCGACAGTCTCACAAAAGGCATTGGCTACTTCATGGTAGATATAGATGCTGACCAAGACCGTGGCATGGGTGAGGTAACATTTAGTAGGATTGATCCTTATGATGTATATGTAGACCCTTCGAGTAGGGACTTCTTATTCAGAGATGCTTCATTTATAACTGTAAGAAAGAATTTAACAAGAACTCAGTTAATGAATATGTTCCCTGAGTTTAAATCTCGTATTAAATCAGCTGCTGGCAATTCTGATGTTGTTACATATTCACAGAGAGATATTGATAGTTCTATATCTATACAAGCTGAAGATATAACAATGGGTATAAGCCCAGAAGGTGAAGATGATGATATACTTCCATACTATGAGACTTATACTAAGATAAAAAATGCATATAGGAATGTTTTTATAAGAGTTGAACCATCTCCTCAAGAAATGGATATTATAAAAGAAGAAGTTGAAGAGAAGATGCAGGAGTTCCAGCAGGAAGTAGAGGTCTCATTAAAAGAGAAAGCAATACAGATGCAACAGGCTGTAGAAGCTGGTGAAATTATACCTGAAAGAGCTAAGTTAGAATTAGATAGAGCTCAGAAGATGGCTGCACAAGCGATGGAAGAGCAGAAATTACAGTTATTGTCAGAAGCTCAGGATAAAGCTACTATTATTGATCAGCAGATAATGACAGAAGCTAATTATAAAGCTTTGAGTGAGAGTGAAGGTATTATAGATGCTATACCGTTTTTTGAAGATAGAATACAATTAACTTGTACTATAAGTGATGATGTATTCTTATATGAGAGAATGTTAGAAGTGTCTGAGTATCCTATTATACCTATTCCTTATATGTACACAGGCACTCCATACCCAATGAGTGCTGTAACTCCTTTGATTGGTAAACAGCAAGAGATAAATAAATCTCATCAGATTATGCTACATAATGCTAATCTGGCATCTAATTTAAGATGGATGTATGAAGAAGGATCAGTCCCTGAAGAGGAGTGGGAAAGATATTCATCAGCTCCCGGTGCTTTATTAAAGTATAGACAAGGCTTTGAAAAACCAACCCCTATATTACCAGCTCCTATTAACAATGCTTTCTATACTGTAGTACAAGAAGGTAAAGCAGATGCTGAGTATATAGCAGGTGTCCCTTCATCTATGATGGGTTTTACTCAAGAACAGCCTGAGACATACAGAGGATTACTTGCTAATGATGAATTTGGTACACGGAGACTTAAAGCATGGATGAGTTCTATTGTAGAGCCTTCTCTTGAGCATCTTGGTAAATGTTTCCAAATGATGGCTCAGAATCATTATTCAGTAGAGAAAGTATTCAGAATTGTACAGCCTGAAGCAGGCCAGAGACCAGATGAAGAGAAAGAAGTAAGAGTTAATATCCCTATTTATAATGATTATGGTGAAGTAATTAGTTTATATAAAGATTATTCTAATGCAAGATTTGATGTAAGATTAGTTGCAGGGGCTACAATGCCTGTAAATAGATGGGCATTATTAGAAGAATACTTTAGATGGTTCCAAGCTGGGTTAATTGATGATATCGCTATGATATCAGAAACAGATATTAGGAATAAGAAGTCTATTGTCGAAAGGAAGTCTATGTACTCACAGATGCAGCAGCAGATTTCGTCAATGGAAGAAGCTTTGAAAGACCGTGAGGGGACTATTGAAACATTAGAGCGTCAGTTAGTACAGGCAGGTATTAAGATGAAAGTTGGAGATGCTGCTAATGAAGTTCGTAAAGATGTATTAGCGACAGAAGCTCAACAGAAATTATTAAGAGGAATGCTAAAAACTGAATTTGATAAAGCAAAAAGCGAGATCAAAATGGCAGCAAAAGATGCAACTAAAGAGTAGTTGTATTTATTGGATAACTAATATTATATTATTATGAATAAAAAGGATAGCAAATGGAACAAGAACAAGTAAGCAACGCCGATACGGCCCCTGAAAGTAGTGTCCAAGATACTGTTTTTGACGCTGATGCCTCTGAAGACTTTTTTAGCTCTTTAGACACATCTGTCAATGGTGGTATACAAGAAGAACCCGAACTTATACAGACAACCTCAGAACAAGGTGGTAACGCACCCCAGAGCCCTAGTGAAGTTCAGCAGCAGAGTGTAGATAATGATACTCTGCAAAAAAGGTATAGTGATTCAAGCCGAGAAGCTAAAAGATTAAATGGCAAGCTCCAGGAAATTGAACCATATATGCCTATACTCGATGCAATGAGAGAAGACCCTAATTTAATTCAGCATGTGCGGAATTACTTTGAGGGTGGTGGTCAAGCTCCTCAGACAATGTCAGAACAACTGAAGTTGCCTGAAGATTTTGTATTCGATGCTGATGATGCTTTCGGTACTCCTGACTCCGATTCAGCGAAAGTGCTAGGTGCAACGGTAGACGGTATTGTACAGCGAAGACTAAATACAGCTTTGCAGTCACAAAAAACTGAAAACCAGAGGTTAGCTAAAGAAACTGCTTTTCGTCAAAAACATGAAATGACAGATGAAGAGTGGGGAAGTTTTGTTGACTTTGCTAAATCCAAATCACTTGAGCTAGATGATATTTATTTTCTAAAGAATCGGCAGAATAGAGATGCTAATATAGCTGATAACACAAGACAACAGATGGCTGAGCAAATGCGTAAAGCACAGGCTCAACCTCGTTCTCTTGCTACAGCAGGAAGCACTCCAGTCGAACAATCTCCAGACGACTCAGTATTTGACGCTATTGCAGGACTTGACTCCGAATTAGACTCGGTATTTGGCTAAATACAGCTAAATACCTTAACATAAAATAAGGAGTTAATAAAGATGGCTGATTTATTTCAGTTAGAATCTGGATTAACTGAATCCTCCTCTCCCAGTGGTATAAGTCCAGCATCATCTTCGCTTAGTACAGGCGATCTTAGACGAAAGTACAATTTCGGTGATAGAGTATCTGAGCTAGCAATAGCTTCAGACCCTTTCTTCCGATTTGTGTCTAAAATTGCTAAAAAGCCTACAGATGATCCTGAATTTAAATTTACGGAGAGGCGTGGCTCTTATCATAAGCGATATGCGTATGTCGTTGGTTTCTATAATGGTTCTGCAGATACATTTAATAGCGCAGAATTAGTGACCAGTGGCGGATCAGCATTAACAACAGCAGCTGGACAGGAAGTAAAACTATTTATGGCAACTGATTATAAATCAGCTGGCAATGTAGGGACTATTTTCGGTCAATCAGGTAATGATATTTTGGTTGGTGACGATGGTACACAGCCATCATTTTTTCTACCAGATCAGATGGTCAAAGTTAATATGACTAGCAATGATACTGGTGGGCATGATGGTGGAGCAGCTGTGACAAGTGTTAATCAAAATGATTATATTATCGTTAAGATTAATACTGTCCATTCTAATACGAGTACTGGTTCTGTCCAGGGTCGTGATTTAGATGATGGGGCTGTCGCAGGGTCTACTAAAACTTACTATTACACCCCTATTACTGGGACTATTGTAAGACCTTTAGATGCAGCAGCTAATAAAGAACTTTGTTCTTTTGTAGCTGATGACCCAATAGATGCAGTGTATAGCGCTTCTGTTTCAAACGTATTAGAACCTATGCGTTCTTATGTTGTTGGTACAGCTCACGCTCAAGGATCAGGTTATCCGGAAACATGGAAAGATCAACCTTTCTCGACTGGATATGGACGTACTCAAATTTGGAAGACTGCAATGGCAATGGATAACACAACTCGTGCTACCGTGCTAAAGTATGAAGCCAATGAGTGGGCCCGTGTTTGGAAAGAAAAGTTGGTAGAACATAAGTGGGATATCGAACAGAGTCTTCTGTTTGGTTCACAATATGATTCAGGAAGTGAATGGTACACTCAAGGTGCTGTTGATTATATTTCAAGTTATGGTAATGTTTTTAGTCTCACTATAGCGACTAAGACACAGGACGATTTCTTGGATGATCTAAGCAATTACCTTGATCCACGGTACAATAATGCAAATGCAACATTGTTCTTCTGTGATACTGCTACTTACAACTGGCTTCATAAATTGAGTGGGTACTTCGCAAATAATCTTGAGATTTCACCTAACTTTAGAGCAGATATGTCGCTTACAGCAAAAAAGAAGGCATTTGGAGTTGATATTTCTACGATTAATACACCTTACGGTGATATGAACGTAGCACGGAATATCCACCTAGATGGACATCCTATTAAGATTCTCGCAGTCAATATGAGGTATTGTAAATACAGGCCTCTTGTTGGTAATGGTCTGAATCGTGATACGGCTGTTTATGTTGGTGTCCAAACCTTAGAGAACAGTGGTGTTGACCGTAGGGTTGACTTAATCCAAACAGAAGCTGGGATGGAATGGCAAATGCCAGAAGCCCACGCTTACTGGTCATAAGGAGGTGTTATAATGGCAAATCCTTTATATGGACAAAATAAGTTCGATAATAGGTTAGATGTCAAAGGCAGACTTATCAAAGCTAGCGGTATACCAGTTCAAGATACTGGTGGTATTGCTCCTATTGGGGGATATATATCTCCTCCCCGCCAAGGAACATCTGGTGGTTGGACTGGAGCTGTAGCATCTGGAGATGGATTTGATTTTGCTAGCGCTGACCCATACAGTGAATCCTCAACTCAGTTATTTCCTTTAGGAACTACACTGCATTGGGGTGATAGAGTATTTAAATATGCTCAAATGGATGGTGCTGTAACTGCTGGTAAGGTATTGCAACAAAAAGCAAGCCTCATAGCAAATCATAGTCAAATGACTGCTACTGCTACTGTATCTGCTGACTCAGATGCTGAGACTACAGATATCTCTGTTGAAACTCAAGGTGATACTGACTTGACAGCAAATCAATATCAAGATGGATATTTGCATGTTAATGATGCTGCTGGTGAAGGTCAGAGTTGGAGAGTAAAATCTCATCCAGCTCATGACCACTCTGATGACCCATCTGTTGTAATCACTGTTTATGGAGGTGTGGCAACAGCTTTAAGTACATCTTCGGAATTAACACTAACTCAAAATGTCTATAAAGATGTTATTGTGGCTCCTACTGCTGAAACAGGTTGTGTAATTGGAGTAACTAATATTGACATGACTGACGATTACTATGGATGGATGCAAGTAAGAGGACCAAAAGCAGTACTTGCTAGTGGAACTATTGTTCTTGGTCAAAAAGTCACTCGTAGTGGTGGTACTGCTGGAGCAGTACTAGTTGGTGCTGATGATGTATTAATGCCTGTTGGTCAATCTATGGTTAGTACTCTTGTAAGTGGTGAGTACGCTTTAATTGATTTAAACATCGCATAAGGAGGTAGATTATGGCAAATGGACCTGGTTCTAAGATAGGTAGCCACGCAAACTGGCAAGTTGGAGAGTATATCTTCAAAATGAATAATTCTACCGCATCATCTCACGCCTTAGGCGGGAATGATAGTGGTAAGACTTATTTGTTGCATAGCACCGTAGCTAGAACTGTTACCTTACCCGCGCCTAAGGCAGGTGTAAGTTATAAGTTCATTGTCTCTGATTCTACTGCTGCAAGTACTATTGCTGCAACCGGAGCCTATTTAAAAGGCAGTGTTGTTGCAGATGATGATACTGATTCGATGGCTGGTACTACAATTACGTGCACAACGGACCTTGTAGTAGGAGACCATCTTGAAGTAGTTAGTGATGGTACTTACTGGTATGTTTCAGGGCATACAGCTCATGCAACTGGTTTTACAGTAGCTTAATCTAGACAAATAAGGCGATTGCTGCTTCTTGATATTTTTGATATCCCTTTCTAATATTAGGGAGCAGCATAACCTTATAAAGATACATTATGGCAACATTTGAAGCTCAGGTAGAAGCGTTAACATCACTAGCTATTGATGGTAGTAGTACGCCTACTCAAGATGAATTAAGTCAATTCTTGAAAGATGGAGTTATTGATGTAACTTCAAAACATCTTGCAATTAGACCTCAAGATGCTAATATGTTTACAAAAGTAAGCTCTGAGCAAACTTCAAATGGTCTAGATATAAATGGTGCTAAAATTGTTTCAGTTGTTAGAGAGTCTGGTACTGATAACGACTGGAGAAATTGTAGAGAAATACCAATTGGTCTTCAATCAAATGTTACTGATACCAATAGTTTACATTATTCATCTAAATACAACCCATCTTATATGGTTGATGAAAATGGAACAATAAGTGTTTTTCCTGCTCCTGATTCTGACCCAGATGCATTTAAAGTCTATTATGTAAATAATCTTCCTGTTGATAAAGGGGGAAATTCATTAGTTTATACACATAGTGATATAAAATATTTTTCAGATGATAAAGTGTATTTAGTAGTTATATATGCTGCTATTAAAACATTAGAAGCTAAATTAGCTAGTTATACAATAGATGAAGAGGATATTGAGTTAGTGAGAGCTTTACAAACAAGTTTACAACAATTACAAATTTCATATAATTCTGGTTTCTTACCAGACAAGAATTACGAAGCTGCATTGAAGTCTCAATCAGAAAGGAGAGCTCAACCAGCATGAAACTACAAGAGATAATGGAAAGAACAGGTCTGAAAGAGACAGGTCTGGCAAAAGCATGGGTAAAAGATGCTGTTCATCTTATAAGATCACAGCAGCCTGAATTAATTAAAGTAGATAAACAGAATATTATTGATGGTGAGAGAGAATATATTTTACCAGCTGATATGATTTCTATAGTATCTATTTCTGTAAAAGATACTACAGATAGCAAATATAAGAAGATAAGAAGGATTGCTGGTGATATTACTATTAGAGAAGATACGGACCCTGAATAATGTCATTTGATACAAATAGGAATTGGTTCTATTCATTATCTGGCAGGTATATACATTTATGGCAGTGGGTAGAAACAGCTGCTACTGATACAGTAGGTAGTTATAGAGTAAAGCTCCCTGCTGAATACTATGGTAAGCAACTTATATATCCTAATGAAGATATATCAAGTGGTCTAAGGGTTGAATACACAGCATTTACAGAGCCATTTATATCAGAAGCATTAGAAGATACAGCTGGAAGATATTCAGCTAGCGGTATATCATTTACAGCTAGTGGTCGAGTAATAGCAACTGGAGTAAGTAGTTCTTGGTTAAATGGTGGTTTTGCTGATGATGATAAGATAAGAGTTATAGGGTCAGCAAGCAATGATGGTGATTATACAATAGATGATGGGGTAGGTACAGCTATAGCTGCAGGAGCTTCAAGTATTGACTTAGTTAGTGGAGATAGTTTAACAGATGAATCAGCTGGTGAAAGTATTACAATATATCAAATACCTAAAGCTGTATCAGATTCAAGTGTAGATGAGTCTTCTCATGTAAATTTAAATAGGATGCTTAGTTTAGCTGTAGTAGACTATATAAAGGCCCAAATGAAAGAAGCTACTGGAGATTTACAAGGTAAAGAGTATTGTATGAGAGAATTCTGGAAAAAGGTAGGAGATAATGAAAGCAATAAAAGAAATATTTCTATGAGCTTTCCTGCTTCACCTTTTGCAGTAAAATAGTTAAATTAAAGTGCTTGTATAAGGAGCATTCTCGCCTCGCAAGGCAAGCACAACAACATAAAAGGAGAACAAAATGGCACAACTTCAAAAACACAGAGCACACGAATCTTTAAACACAGATACTGCTGCTAATTGGGATGTAATAACAAATGTAACTGATGCACCTGTGTCTAGTGGTACACCAGAAAATATAGATGTTTCAGGGTATCATACACTTGGATTAACCCCAGCCGCTGAGATATATTTTCATTTTCATAATAGCAGTACAGCAACATTAGATGAAGATGATGCTTTAAAACTTGCTAGTGGATTATCATTTATCAAGATACC